GTAATATTGTGTTCCAAAATGCTGCTCCAGTATTTGCAACATTCAATACAGCAGCAGTTGCTAATGCAGATGCCGGTCAACCGTATGAATTAGTTACTATTGCTAGTGCTTAATCATGGCAACAGCAGCAAGTAAGGCTACTAAAATGCAACCTGAAACTGAGATAGCGGTACTTCAGTTCCAAGTTAAGAGCCTCGAAGAAAAAATCGGGGAACTTAAAGTGGATCTGAAAGCATTACATGATGCTATTGAAGCTAATGCAGAAGAAACTAGGAAGATGTTGAAATCTATGCGTGAGCAGGATGTTAAAGAACATGCTGAATTAGCTAGTAAAGTATCAGCACTTGAGAAATGGCGATGGATGCTAATGGGAGCCGGTATAGTAATCGGCTCTATGGGTTTTCCAACAGTGTCAGCACTGCTAAAATAAAAAAAGAGACTTAGGTCTCTTTTTTTGTAAGTGTCTTTAATTTATCCTGCACCACATCAAAGTTTACTGTACTAAACAATCCAGGATGTAATGGCTTAGGATACTGATTGTCACCTACCCATGCATACCCGCAATGTTCTTCATTCAGTATGGGAACAAACTCATCACTAACTTCACAAAAAAATGTGTGATATGTGAAGGTATGATTAATGAATTTCTGTATAGGTACTAGTTTTGCGTTAGAAGGAAACAATCCAATCTCTTCCGTACATTCTCTAGCAATGCCCTCAAAGAGAGTTTCATCATCTTCTATTTTACCACCAGGAATAACCCAATTACCTGGATTCTTGTTGTCGGTACGCAATAGATATAGGTAACGGTTTGTTTTATTACTATAAAAGAAAACGCCTGCGGATGTATTGCTCATACTATGATTTATCACAGTATTAGATGACTATAGAATAATCACCTTCATTATACCAGCCTTCAAAACTCTTCATCCAAGTTCCATCAACAAAACGGTATTGCACATTAGTACTAAGATTAGTTACATATTCTAATGTAACTGGAGTAGTAGCTAGGCTATTAAAACTAACAAACCAAGAACTATCACTAGTCCTATACTCAACAATGTCATTTGCAAAAGCTACTAAATCTCCCCATGCAACCGTGCTATCTCCAGGTGATCCTATATTGTCAACAAGCAGATATCTACGACCATTGACTGGTCCAGGTAATCCTGCATTTGGTCCAGTTAATTGCGGATTGATTACTCCATCTACTGGGTCTAATGTATTTTGTGGCAGTGTATCTGGATCGATGTTATAGATTAATAATCTATCATCATTAGGGTTAGGTACGATGTTACCCACAATCTCATGGTCCATAAATGGATTCTCTAACCAAATTTGACTGATGCGTGGCTTAATTGCCCCATATACATTTAATACACTAGACCAATATATATCAGTATTAGGATTATTAGGTAAATCTAAATTGAAATTACTTGGATCAAATGCAACCGCTTGTGGTAATATTTGTAATGTATTACCTAACAACAATAATTTATATCCATATGGTGTTACTTTTTGTCTTGTGCCTACTAACAAATCATCATTCTGTATATCAGATAATGCATTAGCAGTAAAGATACTTGCTAATATTTTTTCAATAACACCAAATTTCTTAAGTTTAGCAGCAGTACTAAGCCATATAGGTATATAAAATTTCCATGTCATTACATCAATTGGATTACCTGTACCTTGTGGAATCTGTCTACTACTAAAAGTCAATCCATCTTGATATACAACACTTAAACTAGTCCAATCAATAAAGTTATCTGTACTTTGAATCTCTAATGCAGGATTAAATAGTGTTCCTAATTGCTCAATCAATTCTAATTTTTGATTATAATTAGTAGTCCAAAAATCAACAGACAATCTTAAAGTGTATGGCACAGGCATCAAGCGTTCAACATTAAATGCTTGCCCTTGTGTAGTTTCATATTGTTGTGTTTCATTATTATATGCTCTTTGTCTAACTGATACCTTGTCCACGAAGGTAGGATCTTGAGTTCTTTTTTGATCATATTCCAATGCAGTAATATAGTATGTTATTAATGGAGCACTTGGCAAATTACTAGCACTATTGTTAGCAATGATAGTGGCAGCTTGTCTGCTACTATCACCATACATAATAGGAACTCTAACTACAATAAGATTTCCTGCCGGGTCTTTGCCTTTAGTAACTTGCCAATTGCTAAAGATTTTTGCAAACTGTATTAAAAATCTGCGTATCTGATTATCGTAAAAAAATTCTGCCATTATATACTCTTTAAGTGACTGGTGGTAATGTATCTGGTGTCAATCCTAATATGGTTGACAATGCTTGTTTTTGTGGAACAAATGTGCCATTTGTCAGTCTTGTTTCACCAACGTTATTAATAAAGCCCGACAACTGTGATTGATTTTCTAAACTGAATCCAGATTGTGTTCTTATATTTTGAGATATTCTTACCCATAGTTTACCATCCCAACGGAATAACAATTGAGGGAAGTAATCAATACGTAAGAAATAATCTCCAACTTGTGGATTCTGTGGGAAACTTATTCCAGCACCAGTTGGGAATCCATTTGGTGCTTCTCCGTTTCCATCCATGTAGCCTGTTGTGTAACCAAAACTGCGAGGGCTACTACGTGCAATAAACTGAAATGCTGGATCGCAGTCTGCTCTCCAATCCATTTGTGTGCTGATAGTGCCAGTGAAGCCGGGTAGTTCTGGATTAGCGTCGGCAGTAGCATAAGTGTTATCAGCGGTACCATATGGTCCAGTAATTTGACCCATGGAATATACTGTTAATATTTTATCTCCGCTTACTGGTCCTGAATTAGTATCTGTTCTAACTGGAGCAAGAGTTAATACTTCTAAATTAACTGTATTGAATACATTTAATTTTTCATATTCCATATCCGCAGTTTGATCCCAGATATTTTTTACAATAGATTTAGAAATCTTAATAACCGGACTAGCATTTTTATACTTTGCATTACGCATCATCATAACAGTGCCTGTAGCAACCGGCGCACCTGATGAGTTAGTGTTAACTCCTACGGGTGGAGCAGGGTTATTGATTGCTTTAGATGGAACACCATCACTTGAGTATTCCCCGTAAGTAGGAACAATATATAGATTGTTATTATTATATCCTGACTTAGGTAATAGTCTTTCAGCTTCTTGTAATGCTGCATTGTTAATTGCAATGTTCTTGTTGTAAGTAGCAAGAATATCTTTGAGGTTACTTGCTGTATCTAATTCCCAGTATGTAAGATCGGGTGGAGTAATTCCAATTGGAACATCAATCAACGATTTATAGTTTTTGTCACCAAACGTAATTACATAACCAGCTGGATATGTTTTATCTTTATCCCATATTCCAAGATATGTATCTTGGTCTATCGGGGCACTTAATATCTGACTAAATTCCTCACTATCCACTAGTGGTTCACACTTGATACGCCATAAGTGCGGGAACCATGTTGGGCTGAATCCTTCACTAGCATAGTTAGCATCAGTAATCTGCATGAATCGTTTCAATGCAGTTGGTATAGTTTCTTTTAATGGATTGTAATCAAGTAGATGAGGTAACTCAATAACATCACCAACCATTAATTTTCTTCCAATCAAATCAATCATGTCGTTATAATGAACAGTGATGAATATGATATCGTTGTTTAAGAACAATCCAAATTGACTTAAGTCAAAGTCTAAATTCTGTACATTATAGTGGCCGCGCAAACGATAGATGTTTGGATCATATGTTCTGTCACGGTTTTCTAAGAATAACAAGTCTTGAATATTAGTTGGGGCTAATACATCGTATTCAGGTTGCGTATAATCTATAGATGGACCTTGATTTGTTGGACCCATATACTTATGTACATACAAATCCGTGGCACCTGCGGTGAACTGTTCTGATATTGTTCTATCAAAAAAGTTGTAATCGTTCGTTTTATTGGGACGCCAAAGCGATAGTCTAGGCATATTTATTTCACTTTATTACTTATTTATCGTAAATACAGACGAGGGCGTATTACCCAAACAGTTGACATTAAATGGTTCCTGTGTTATAATACGTATTCAATTGAAACTTTGGAGTAATATATGGCTAGAAAACCCACAGAAGACCAGTTTGTAAAAGCACTCAACCCACGTGATGCTGATACGAAATACATGGGTGAAGAACCCTTCTTCCCAGTGCAGCCCGATACTGAACAACGATTCTCGGCGCTTGCTAGAAGTTTCACATGGTACAACCGATTCTACAGTAAAAAAGATGCAAAAGAATTGTTGTGCCAATATTTGGATTACAACAAACGAACAGATGATGCTAAACTACTTAGAAAAGTGCATGAAAGCGAATTCATTATGACATTGTGCTGGGTCGGACGTATGACTATGCGTGGTCTACAATTGACTGAGCATGAAGAACTCACATTACAAAATGATATTAAAAGATTGGTAAAATCACTGACCACTAGTGAAGTAAAAACTAGTCAAACTAGTATTGTGAAAGAAGAAACTGTATCCACCCGACCCAACATTCAAGAAGTATTGCGTGAAAAAGCACGAGATGCCGCAGGTGAGATGGAAGGGATGATTGACGATTTTGTCACTAAGGGCAAAGCGTCAGAAAAGACAGTTGATATTGTTGCAAAATACAATGTCATGCCACAACATATCCCAATCATTGTTGAAATCTGGAAGCGTAAGCAAGATGAATTCCAGCGTCTAAGTGATGGTGACGAGTCATTGAAAGAAGGTTATGCGTTTTTAGGTAAGATTCAAATTCGTAACATTTTAAAATTCATTGACGGTGTGCTAGGTGACTTGAACAGTTATATCAGCATCAAGAAAGCAAGCAAGGCTCCGCGTAAACGCAAAGCAATCCCAGTTGAGAAGATTGTTGCTAAACTTAAGTACTTAAAGTTGTTCAAGGACGTTGCAGCTAAACTTGATTTAGTTAGTGTGCATCCTACTAAACTTCACGGTGCAAGTGAGGCGTGGGTGTATGATACAGGTAAGCGTAAACTGCATCATTACATTGCTGACGAGTACAGCAAAGTGTTCAGTGTTAAAGGTAACACCCTGCTAGGGTTTGATGCGAACACTAGCGAGATGAAAACACTACGCAAGCCCGGTGAGCAAATCAAAGAGGTGATGGGAAGCAAACCCGCTGCACGTAAGTATTTCAAAGATATCAAAGCAGTAGGTGCAGCACCGAACGGAAGATTTAACGAAAGCATGATTATTTTGAAAGCGTTCTAAAATGGATAGACAACATGTAAAAGTCCGAATGGATGAAATAATGGTTTTGATTGACAAGTCAATTGAATTGACTGATAGTAGGGAAGAAATGCTAATGCTAGCCTGTGCAATGCTACAGCGTACTGATGAAATTTTTAACAGTACGTTAGGTGAAGAAGGTAGAAAACAAATGTTTAAGGATTATGTATGAAGATTGATTTAAATAAATACCAAGAGTTTGTAGCAGCAGTCACTAGTAACCCCAGTGTTAGTTTGACTGCGTTCATAGACACCTGCGACCGATTAGATGCTAATTATGAAGTGTTTGACGGTGAATTGAAACATGGACCTGATGTTAACATCCCGTTACTGATTACAGCCTGTTTCGGATTAGCAGCAGAAAGTGGTGAGTTTATCGAAGTGCCCAAGAAGATTCTTTTTCAAGGAAAAGCACTTACCGATGATGCTGTTTACCATATGAAACGGGAACTAGGCGATGTTATGTGGTATTGGATTAATGCATGTCGTGCATTGAATCTAGATCCTAATGAAGTGATTGCTGAGAATGTAAGAAAACTAGAATCACGTTACCCCGGTGGACAGTTTGATGCATTTTACAGCGAGAATAGGCAAGACGGGGACTTGTAATGGGTTTAGGTCGTCCTAGTTGTGACGATTGCCATGTCTGGTTAATCTTATATTTAGGTGAAAGGTGGTTATGTCCAGTTTGCGAAAAAGAATCAAAACACGGATACACTCACCTTGATGGTAGAACACGGCTTGTAGATGAAACTGAAATACCTTTCTTGAGGTTCATGAAGGGTAAATCTCCCAATCCATAAGTTACCTGATAAATAATACTATTAGGTAACACTTATGTCAACATATCCAACCGCTAGTCCTCTTTCTACCCCATCTGGTCTAACTTTAGATGAGTTAAAAGAAGGTCTTTTCAAAAACATAGCATTTCGTTTAGGCGACGGTATTATTGATTTAGAATTGGACCCTCAACATTACGAGGCAGCGTACAACTACGCTATCAAGGTCTATCGTCAACGGGCACAAGCTGCTACAGAAGAATCTTATATTCTAATGACCATTGAGAAGAATGTAGATACTTACACTCTACCTGCTGAGTTTATCAATGTGCGTAGTATTTTCCGTAGAACGATTGGTTTAGAAACTGGCCCATCAAGTAGCAGTTTTGATCCGTTCAGCAGTGCTATTTTAAACACCTACTTGTTGAACTATAACTATGCAGGTGGTATGGCAACATATGACTTTTATGCAGGTTATGTTGAGTTAGCAGCAAGGATGTTCGGTGGTTATGTGACATACACATTCAACCCAGTGTCTAAAGTATTGCGTATTGTGCGTGATCCAAAAGGATCCGGTGAGCGTGTATTGATATGGGCTGACGTACAAAAGACAGAAGAAATATTACTGCAGGATCCTGGGGCTGGTGTTTGGATTGGTGACTTTATCTTAGCTAATCTTAAATTAATCATCGGTGAAGCCCGTGAGAAATTTAGCACTATCGCCGGTCCAGGTGGCGGCACGACATTGAACGGTACTGCTATGAAAGCAGAGGGCAAAGCAGCGATGGAACTACTATCGAAGAATTGAAGAAATATGTGGATTACAGTCAGCCATTGACATGGGTACAAGGTTAACCTAAACTCTTTTCTTTTTCACATTACTGTAATATAATAAGTATGTTACAGGAGTTTTCTTTTATGATTATTGGCATCACTGGTTTGATTGGTTCAGGTAAAGACACGATTGCCGACTATCTCACAACACATCATGGTTTTAAACGAGTTAGCTTTGCTGCTAGTCTCAAAGATGCAGTAGCAGCAGTCTTTGGTTGGGACCGAGAATATCTAGAAGGTACGACAAAAGCTAGTAGAACATGGCGTGAAAAGCGTGACGAGTGGTGGAGCAATCGTCTAGGAATGGACATCACACCAAGGTGGGTACTACAATATTGGGGCACAGACGTATGTCGCAATCACTTTCACAATGATATCTGGGTTGCTAGCGTAGAACACAAGCTAATAAATACTAAAGAAGATATTGTAATCACAGACTGTAGGTTTGATAATGAGGTTGCTGCTATCAAAAATGCAAACGGAATAGCACTACGAGTAAAGCGCGGACCTGATCCTAAATGGTACGATGCTGCGGTATCATATAATAAAGGACCAAATGGCAATGCTAGTTGGTCAGTGCGTAAAACTAAGTTAGACAGACTAAAAATTCATGCTAGCGAGTATAGTAGTATAGGATTAAACTACGATTTCATCGTAGAGAATAACACTACAATTGACGATTTACACAATAAGATTTATGAGATAATTAATAGTCAATCTCAAGGTCTCCCCGGCGCCAAGTAACATCTTTTTTCTTAACTACTTCTACACAGTTTAAGCATATGCTGCGTAGATTAGTATGCTCAATGTGTTCTAGATTCCCATCAATGTGAAATACAGTTATCTGTGATAGATATAGACTTTTAAAGCCACATAAATCGCATGTGGCTTTTTTCTTGTAACCACTCTTAGTCCAGTTAGCTTTGAGTGGTTTTTGCTTTTTCTTTTTCTTACCGCATTCATCACATATGCTTCTATAATGTGTGACTTCATTGCGCTTATAGTTTACGGCCGCATGATTCCTGTTACATTTTTTACAGATTGGACGTTGAAGTATCATAATGTATTTATAGTTAACCTTCGAAGGTTTTATTATACCGACTTTTTTCAATTTATTCATAAATAATAGTATGCAATCAGGTTGTAAACCTCATAATTTTACTAAAGGAAAAATAAAATGGCATTAACATCTCCAGGCGTACAAGTAACAATCAT